TACTCATATAATCTCCAAAACTTGTAGATAGTTTAAGATTAAAAAACGAGGAGAGCAGGAGGTATACTCTCCTCGTTTAGCGGGAAGCGGCGTATTACTTCAGGCCGGTTTTGGCGTCCTGCCCTTTGGCCAGAGCAGAAAACAGCTTATACATACGGACCCATTTTTTCAGGGATTTTTCCGTAGTCACTCCCGCCATGACCTTAGTGAACTCATCCTGAGTCAGGTCTTTTTTCTTGGCAAAAGCGTCAACAATCGCTGTATTGATTTTACCGGCAGCAGCACCGGTTCCCTTTTTGGCCTTCGGTTTGGTCGGCATTGCCAGGTCCATATCGCCGAGCTTGGAGGCGATAGCGGCAGTGACCATTCGTTCCGAGGCCCCATCCACCTTCATGGCTTCCTCGATCAAGGGCAGAAACTGATCATAGGTTAAGTCATCTGAGGTGGTACCCTTTTTGATTTTCAGACCCTTCTCGACGACTTTGGCGATGTCGGCTTTGATCTCCTTGGGGCTTCGTACCAGGCCTTCATTGATTGTTACATGCTTGTAAACACGAACAATGTCAGAAAAGCCGATTCCCTGGGCGACGAGGGCGGTTTTGATGGCATTTTCATCCTGTTTCGCTTTGAACCCAGAAACGATAACAGCTTTGGCTTTTTCATACACTTCAGGGTCAATGCCTTTCGGCAGATTTACAGTTGAATCACTCATGGTCTTTCTCCTTTTGTGAGAGTTAATAAAATCATCATTTTATATGATGGTTTAATATAAGCTTTTTTATAGTCATTGTCAACAAAAACCTTAGAACTCAAAATCAAGTATTTCCGGAAATTTGGTTGATAAATTCACAAAAATCTTTGATGGCTTTTTAAGGCTGGCACAGTTTTTGAGAAATGAATCAACAGAATCAATTTTTTGGTCTGTTTGCCGCTGTGCAATCCAATTCTCTGCTATGCGTTGAGCGTAACCCCCATGTTCTAAACAGACATATTCATTAAAGGACCCTAACCCGTGTATGTATACTACTTTAATACAGTCAGGACGACCAGCTTTCTTATGCCTATGATAATGAACTTCCCTGACGGGAAACCAAGCTTTGTCGTCCTCTTGCTGTACTATATCAACTTGAGCCGATACCGACGTAATTTTCTCTTTAAATTGAAATTCATAGCCACAGACGTCGCAGATTTTAACTACTGTATGCTGGTGACAACCACACTGAGGACATTCCTTCACTGGTGGGCCTGTGCTAGGACCATTGTCACCTTTTTTCTTGGGAATTTGGACATTGTTAATAGGACCAAGTCGATTAACATTATTAGCAAAGTCAAGTACCAAACAGTGGGTTTTACCTTCACAAACCCTGAGACCTCGACCTATCATTTGAACATGAAGCACAGCTGACTTCGTAGGTCTTAAGAGTACTATTAAGTCAATGTTAGGAGCATCGAATCCAGTTGTTATCATTCCCACTGATACGATGACCCGTATCTTTTTCTGTTTGAACTCTTGAATTATCTCATCCCTGTCGCTGTTATTTTTGGTATGTAAAGCCCTAGATTTAATACCTTGGGCATTTAATTCTTTGTTGATATTTTCCGCGTGATCTATGTCTATTGCAAATACAAGCCAAGATCTGTAATTTTTTCCAAACTCGAGTGCTTCTTTTATAGCTTCTTTTGTGATCTCAAGACGGTTATTTTTATTAGAAAGTTGTTTAGTATTAAAATCACCAGCGGTTGTTTTGACTCCCTCGGTCGATAATTGAAAACCAGTAGGTTTTGATACTAATTTACATAAGTACCCTTTAAAATTTTCCATATCCGTTAAGTCGTAGGATAACTTATTGAATATTGATTTTTCGTCGGTGTGAAGGTAGCCTATGCCACGTCTAAAGACCGTTGCAGACATACCAATATAACGAGCAGCAGGCACCTTACTAAAGAACTGTAGATACATGCTTTTAGCGTCAAAAGGGATAGTATGAGCTTCATCTATAAAGATTATTTGAAACTGCTTAAAGAGCTCGGGTTTTTTATAAATCGACTGGATACCGGCTACCGTTATTTTTTCAATAGTTTTTGAATCAAGTCCAGAGCTATAGAGTCCTATGTTTACATTGGGAAAAAATTCCTGAAGAGCTTTATGGTTTTGTTCAAGGATTTCTTTTACATTAGCAACAACCAGAATATTAGCTATCGGGTATCGTTTTATAAACTCCTGAATAAAGCTTCCCATAATAACAGTTTTACCCGCACCAGTGGGGATAGCTATCAGTGGATTGTAATCAACAATGTCCTTTAGGATAGCATCTTTAGCTTCTTCCTGATACCACCTATTCTCGAATTTCATGGTTTTAAACAGGGCAGAACAGAATACTCGTCACACCCTATCCTTTGCCTTTCTGTTGACAATATTTTATCTAGCTTACCACACTTCCAGATACCTTCGTTATGGAGGTCCACATATTCACAAGTGCGGCAATTTGTATCCACTTCTTTTTGGAAGTGACAGACATGCTGAGCGTCACACCATTTACATTCATACCAAGACGGAGCAAATTCTTTTGGTGGGGGCTCAGATTGAAGGACTATATATTCAGCTTTCCGCTCAAGGTCATTGGCAAACCCAGGGTCAAGTTTTACCCGTTCAATATACATATCGTCGTCGTTCTTATTCACTGATACAAATAACGTCCTTGTCAATTTGAGTTTTTTCATATAAATTTGACATTGGGCATAGTACACAGGTTTTGACCGTTTTAAGCCTTCTTTTTTAATTGCTTTAAAGGCTTTATCATTCATAGTTTTACATTCAAACAAATGGTCTGTTTTTGGAGCTTCAAGGACTCCCTTGCATATACCGTCACAGTGGAACTTAGCATGACCAAAAGCAAGCTCGCCACCTTTTTGTTGGTCTGTAGTTTCAATACCCACACGTTTAAGTTCTTCAATAACAATTTCTTCTTCTCGATGGCCTCGGGCAAATAGTCTAGCTTGACGGCGGGATAAGGTATTAGTATAACACCAACGAAAAGTATACCATAGATAACGATTACAGCTATGGCCAATTTTACTCATTCCAAGATAAGGACGATGTTGAGTAATGATAGGAGGGTTATTAATTGCTTCTAGGGTCTTATTAACAAAACTAGAGATATCAACCATAAGTAAGATTCCTTTTATTTAAAGCTGGCTCAGGACTTAACCCAAGCCAGCATCTAGTGCTAACTACTCCCAGGGTAACTTGTTTGCAGGAGCCGGAGCAGATTCATTCTTGGCAGCCCCAGGGCTTGCTTCATTTGAAACATGGTCAGGGCTAGATTCATTCATGGCACCTTCAACGGGAGCATAGAACTTAATATCATTGGAAGCCGGCCTAGTTTTTGTTGCCTCAGTGACTGCTACTGTAGCAATCATCGGAATACCGTGCAATTCCTCGGAGTCCTGAACTCCAACCTTATTGCAAGCTTTGCAAATTGTATTTAAGGCCTTGTTTGCAATTTCTACCGCGGTGGGATTAGGGTTGTCAAGGTTCAGGTTCTCGAACAAGATTCTACCCTTGTACTCACCTTCGATGATCTTCATCTGGATGGACAGGTAGTGCCCAGTACCAGCTCTTGTCTTTTTGAACTCAGACTTGGTGATAATGACTTTATAGTCATTCGGTGGTACCGGGGTAAAGTCATTCAGGACCTCCTGGTTGCCGTTAGTGTTTGCGGGCTGTATTAACTTTGCCATTTTTTCATTCTCCTTTTTGTAAACGGATTTTATTAAAGACCTTGGTAAGGTCGGGTTCTTCAACCATTTTCAATCGTCCAGACCTGTCTTTGGCATCGTACTGAAGGTCGGGTTGGGTTTGTAGATACCGGTAAGTTGTCCCATCACCAAGTTTTCCGATGCGGAGAGCAAAAACCTCGTCAAAGAAAAAAGATAAGCCATTGGTCATTGTCTTACCCGGCATCATTGGATAGTAGACAGTGATTCCATCCTCGTTAGATGCCCTGATCATTTTTGCAGTAAAGTAGACGTTCTTTCCTTTTAAGTCCCGGAAAGACCGGATGGTTTTGGACATCTCGTCTGCTAACTGACCATAAGCTTGGCGAGCGTCTTTAGTATCAGCTTTGAACTCAGACAAAAGAACCTCAGCGATTTCAGTGATAGAGTCCAAGCAAAGAGTTTCATATTGCTCAGCTTCCTTGCTGGAAGTTACCCACTCGTAGACATCATTCACATCTTCCACTGTATTTACCTCGATCACTGGTATATCATGATCCTGTAGGGACAAGAGCCCAGACTCAGCAGAGATAATCAGCGGAGAAGGAGCAGTGGAGCAAAGGACAGTTTTCCCAACCCCGGCGGCTGAATAAACCAAAACTTTGACCCCAGATACCCCATAATCTCTTGTTGTTGTAATTTTAATTGCCATCTTTTACCTCCAAAGTGGGCATTCCAGGTTTTGAGATAATACACTGATGCAGCAGTGAAGTCTCCCGAAGTTTTTTGTATTTTGAAGCGACCAAGTCATACTTAACCTTGATAGCTTCTTGTTCTTCAACGGTTAGCTCAGGCTTCAGTGTAAGATAAGCAGCTTCATCTACTTTATTGTTGATCTTGTAAACAGCCTTGACCTTGTATGGACCAATATCAGCTTTTACTGTTTTCCTTTTTCCAGCAAATACCTGTTCACAGATGTCTCGCCGGAGCTCAGCCTCCTTTTCTTTTACTGTTTTTAGTTGTTCTTGCAATACTAACCATTCTTCAATCATTGCAATTAAATCTGGCATAATGCCTCCTTTTGTGGTGATAGATTGAGTTAAAGAACATCTCCATCATTTAATATTATGAATTATATAAGACTTAAAAATATATGTCAATACTAACCTTTGGCAGGATTATTGCATATCATTTTATAGTAATTCTACAACCCTCAATATAATCCATTGATTGTACTTCTAAGGGATTGTCTTCAGTCAAATACAGCAATTCATTTTTCCCTTGATATTCAACTATCAGGACCCGTTCAATGTGCTGGATAATAGCCTTTGTACCGTCTTGATTGTCTTTAATTTGCATGATAACCATTTCTATTTCTCCTAAAATTAAGCCCCAGCCTTTCAGCCAGGGCTCATTATCAATTTAGAACAAGTTGACAACTTTGTTAAAATTTTCTTCGGTGAAGACCCACTTGGTCTTTTTGGATTCAGTATCAACAACCAGAGCTTTAGCTTCGTCCTTCTTCCGCAGAGTGCGACGAACAATTTTTGGATTTTTGTTCAGCTTGTCAGCCAGGTCTTTAACCGTGAAAAGTTTGGCTTCAGTGACTGTCGGAGCAGGTGCTTCAGTTTTAACAACAGTGGTTTTTTTGGCAGCAGTTTTCATGAACTCCAACCTTTCAGCTTTGATCCATTCCATGACCTGGGCCTTGGAAGCTTTGCAGTTGGTGAGAGCTTTTTTACCGTTTTTGGTACGAAAGTCGTTCAGGTTGGCGACCATTTCTTTCTGGGTGGTGGTGTTAGTGGTAGTAGTCATTGTCGGTCTCCTTAAATTATGGTTAAATTATGATGAGAGTTAAGCCCCGGTTTCCCGGGGCTAGTTAGATTATCTATCTAGTGTTTTTGTCCACCTGTCTACAAATTCCTTGGCAAGTTTTTTTGATGGAAAAGTTAAGCGTCCCTTCGGCATTTGTACTTTCCATTCTCTTCCTTCTTTCCAGATTT